AGAACGTGTGCCATGACTGAAATAATTATTTCGCATGTGTTTATCCTACCATGTATTGAGGTGGTAATTCGTAAGCTAATTGTATTTGTTCTTCTAGTTTGTTTATTTCTTCTTGCGCCTGTGTATAGAGTTGTTCGCCATTTAATGCAACACCACCTAACATTGCAACACCTTGAAACTTAATTAAGTTTGCACCCCATTGTCTTTTAATTAACTGTGTAAGGTACTTCTTTAAAAAAATATCGTCAAAAACGTCTGCAAAGGAAGAACCATCTAGTTTTCTAAAACATTCTATGATGAGGTAATCACCTGCATCCACATCATGGTTCCAGTCCATGTCAATATACAATCTGTTTTTGTGTGCATTGTATCTTATAGGTCTTTCACCTGTAAGTATATGGTCTAACATATCTAAATGTCTCAATGTCATATCATAATGTACTATACTTGTTGATGAAAAATCATACAAATCATTTAGTCTTAATTGATATCGTACATCAAATAAATTTAATGCCGCCTTATCTGTAAAAGGAAAGACTTGTACCACAGACATAACATTAGATGGCATGGGTATATAATTTTTACCTTCACGCCATACTGCTGTTACTGTACTATCAGCACTATCTGTTACTGTAGATAGAGTTTCGTTTGTCAGTGCCCTTGTTTTATCATCTGCTGTAATCTGGTATTTAAGATACATTCTTTCTGTACCGTCATAGTGATATTGTGCGAAGTATTGCAATGCTTCGTCAATTCTATCTTCTACTTGGTCATCTTCTACATTGATTTCTATAACAGGTTTACCTAAGGACCTTAGACAATACTGTTTTAACGTCTCTCTACTTGTAATTGGATTATTCTGTGCCATGATACTATTTATGCATTATATATACCTATATGATATTGGAAAACTATTATTATTATTTTACATCAGCGATACCACCAAAGATATGTGACGAAATTGTACAGTTTGGTCAGTCCCTCCAAGAAGATTTTGCTACAACAGGTCAAATATCTGCTAAGGAGGCAGAGGGTAAAAAAGAAGAAATCAAAGTACATAGAAACAGTAATGTATCTTGGATATCAGAGCCGTGGGTCTATAGTGAGTTACACCCTCTCATACATGAAGCAAATGCAAATGCTGGTTGGAACTTTGAATGGGACTATTCAGAACCTGCACAATTTACTCGTTATAAACTCAATCAATACTATCATTGGCATGAAGACCAAGATGTAAAACCTTTTGACAATCAAAATGAGGCATATCAAGGCAAGATAAGAAAGTTATCCTGTACATTGCAACTATCACATCCTGATGAATATGAAGGTGGTGACTTAGAGTTTGAAACACCTAATGGCATATTTAAAGTAGATGAGATAAGACAAAGAGGGTCTATTTGTGTATTTCCTTCTTTTGTCAAACATAGAGTAACACCTGTTACAAAAGGTATCAGGCACTCGTTAGTAATCTGGAACTTAGGATACCCATACAAATGATAATAAAACTACCATTTCTTAAACACAATGAAATTAAAAAAGATTTAATACAAGCCATACATGATGGCTGGGCAGAACCCAAACAAAGTAATGACAAATACTATAATGATAATATTGCAAAGACAGATTGGGATATATCAAATGACTATGAAAGACCTTGGCTAAAATTTTTGCTACCTTACTTTGAACCTCACTTGTTGAATATGGTACAGGCTGCCGGTTATGCAAACTACGAATTGTTTGAAATATGGTTTCAATCTTATGTGCAAAATTCAACACATGGTTGGCACATACATGGTAGAAACTTCACAGGTGTTTATTATGTTAATCTACCTGAAGGCACACCAAAGACACAAATATATGATAGAGAGTTAGGTGTGTTTCCCATTAAGGCGGAAGAAGGAGATATTGTTATGTTTCCTAGTCACACACTACATAGAGCACCAGAAATGTTACTAGATAAAGAAAAGATTATTATATCATTTAATGTTGAGATGAAAGGTATATTAGATAGTGAGCTAGAAAGAATTGCAAATGCAAGCTAACATAGTATATCCTTTTGCTGAGTGGTTTTTATATTATGAAAACGTGGATGTAAATAATGAAAGAATAACTTCTTATTTAAAGAATTTAGAATATGAAAATACTTCCCAATCAAACTCATCAAAAGAAATGTATGTATTATCTCATCATAACGTATTAAAACAAAAATTTATAAGTATTATTGAAGATGGTATTCATCAGTTTGGATATACAAACAAAGTTGATATTGAAACAAGTTGGGGAACACTAACAAAAACAAATGGTTACTCTGAGTTTCACCATCATCCTAATTATTGGTTAAGTGCCGTATATTATTCATCAGGTGAAGGACATATAGAATTTATGAGACCACAAATTGTACCTTACAGTATAAAAGAAATGCAACACTTCACTATAAATAATACATGTATTCAAACAGTAAAAAAAGGTGACTTGATAGTATTTCCAAGTTATTTGAGACACAGAATATATTACTATGAAGGAAAAGAAGATAGATATTCAATTGCCATGAATATAAATCCAGTAGGTAAAATAGGTATTAAAGATAGTGAAAAGGAGAAAGCATGACAACATTTATAGGCAATTATGCCATTGACCCTGGCATATGTGACGAATTAATTCATTTACATAACAACAACCCAAATAAAGGACCAGGTAGAGTAGGTGACGGTGAAATAAAACCTGATGTAAAATCATCTACTGATACAGATTATTGGGCAGATGAAAATGATACAATCAAAAAATATGTTGGTATATTACAAAGATGTTTAGAGGAATATATGAGAACATATCGTTGGTCAGATGAAAACCAAGAAGAATTTAGTATATCTGAAAAAATTAGTCTTCAACACTATGCACCAGGTCAAGGTTACCCACAATGGCATTATGAGAATAATGGTAACATAGTGTGTAGAAAAAGACATTTAGCCTTTATGACTTTTCTCAATACGGTAACTGACGAAGGACATACAGAATTTTGGTATCAAAAATATAGAAAAGCACCACTCAAAGGTCTTACAATGATATGGCCTGCACAATGGACACATGCACATCATGGCATTAAGTCTATGACGGAAGACAAATATATTATTACAGGTTGGTATAGTTGGTTAGATGAAAACGACAAAACACCAACACTTACAAGAGCGGAAGGTGAGGCATTTAAAAACAATGCACAAAGAAATCAACACGGCAGATAACTTCTTTGATGATGCTTCTGGCATTCGTCAGATTGCATTAGAACAGAATTGGTATAGTAATACAGGTACGTCATACTTTAGAGGTATGAGAGCAGATGTACCAGATAGTATCTATGATGATATTTCTAGGCAGATACTAGAATACTGTGGCCTATCAAGTGGTAAAATATATCTATGGTTTGCCTATCAAACAGGTGACGTACAGTTAGATGAGGATTGTATTCACACAGATGACCATACTACTGCCGGTTTAATTTATCTACACAATAATCCACAACCAAACTCTGGAACAATACTATATATTAATGAGAAAAAAACAATAATAGAAAATAAGTATAATAGATTTATAAATTATTCTTCAAGTATTCCACATAGTCCAGAAGGATTTTATGGTGATAATATACACAATGCAAGAATGACTTTAACTTACTTTATTGATTGAGGATATAATGTTTAAAGAAAATAATTATCAAGTAATAAAAAATACTATCACACCTGAAATCGCTGAGATTGCTTACAAATATCTTTTAAATAAAAGAAGAATTACAAAACTACTATTTGAAACAAGGCAAATCTCACCTTACAATGACCATTGGGGTGTATTGGGTGACCCTCAGATACCTGGTACATGGGCAAACTATGATGATGTGTTAATGGCAACATTATTACAACATGTAAAACCTAAGTTAGAGGCGGCAATAGATGTGAAATTAGTTGAAACATATACTTATACTCGTTTATATAAACATGGCGATATATTACATAGACACAAAGATAGACCATCATGTGCTGTAAGTGCTACAATGAATTTAGGTGGTGATGAATGGCCAATATTTGTAGAACCATCTGGTGAAGAAGGCAAACCTGGCATTAAAGTAATGTTAGAACCTGGTGATTGTTTAATGTATAAAGGTTGTGAGTTAGAACATTGGCGTGACGCCTTCTATGGCGAAACGTGTGGTCAAGTATTTTTACATTACAATGACGCCTCAGAACCAGAAGCAGAATATAATCGTTATGATGGAAGACCTTTTGTAGGAATACCTAAGTCAGCGTTGAATTATCTTTAAGACCAGTTAGTGCCGTCCCAAACTTTCTTTGCGATTTGACTGGCAGTAGGACTAGATACG